CAATTAAATCAAATAGCTACTTCTGTAAATATTACAGGTACAGAAATAGGACAGGATAAAAAGACACAAATTACAACTATAGTTCAAGGACAAGCCATATCTTTTAGAAGAATGGTTGGTAATTCCTTACGATTGGATGTTGATAACTCAGGTAGTTATACTATTATTTTTGAACAATCAGGCGTTGTAAATACAGTTAAAGTAAATGGTGGTTCTTCTAGTACAATAAAAATTAAACAAGGATCGTCTTAAATAAGTTAAAATCTTTTAAGCCAATATTTACTTTGGAGGATATATGAAAGCACTACTAAAGAACTTAGTTGGATCGGTAGCACCAACACTAGGCACAGCTTTGGGAGGACCTATGGGTGGCATGGCTGCCAATATGATTGCAGATGTATTGGGTTGTAAAAACGAACCTAAAGAAATACAAAAGGCTATAGACAACGCCACACCAGAACAAATGCTTGAACTAAAAAAAGCTGAAGCTGAATTTGAACTTAAAATGAAAGAGCTAGAGGTAGATGTATTTAAACTAGAAGTTCAAGATACACAAAATGCTAGATCAACATTTTCAAAAGATTGGACTGCTAGAATCATAGGTATATCTGTCGTTGGTGGTTTTATGGGATACATATTTTTAGTGACCATACAACCTCCAGAACAAAACTCAGAAGCTTTAATTAATCTAGTATTAGGATATTTAGGCGGTTTAGCGTCAGCTATTATTAGTTTTTACTTTGGTGCATCTAATACACCCAAGGATGATTAAAATGAATATATCAAAAGAAGGATTATCTTTAATAAAAAAGTTTGAGGGGTGCGAGCTTGAAGCATATCTTTGTCCAGCCGGAGTTTGGACTATAGGATATGGCCATACAAAAGATGTAAAAGAAGGAGACAAAATAAACAGAGACGAAGCTGACTATTTACTACAAGAAGAGATGATAGAGTATGAAAGTTACATAAATGACTTCGTTGAAGTCCCCTTGGAGCAAAATCAATTTGATGCACTTTGTTCTTGGGTTTACAACTTGGGACCTACAAACTTAAAAAACAGCACTATGCTTAAGGTATTAAACGAAGAGAAATACTCAGATGTTCCACAAGAAATAAAACGTTGGAACAAAGCCGGTGGAGAGGTTCTTGATGGGTTAATAAAAAGAAGAGAGGCTGAAGCTAAAATGTTTGCAGGAGAAGAATGGCTGTAACTAAAATACTATTTAATCCCGGCATCAACAAAGAGTTGACCGAACTTATGGATGAAGGTGGATGGGCTGATGGTAATTTAGTTAGATTTAGGAAAGGTCTACCAGAAAAAGTTGGCGGTTGGGAAAAAACAATTAGTTCTGATTATCAAGGAACAGGTAGAGCTATAACTGCTTGGGTTGCTCTTGATGCCACAAAGTATTTAGGATTAGGAACTACCACAAAATATTACATTCAATCAGGAACTAGCTTTAATGATGTTACTCCTATAAGAAAGACAAGCACTAACTCTATAACTTTTTCAGCAACGAATGGTTCATCCACTCTTACTGTAACTGATGCTAGTCATGGTGCTGTAGCTAATGATACTGTAACCATTAGCGGTGCTGTAAGTTTAGGTGGTAATGTAACTGCTGCTGTATTAAATCAAGAGTACACAATAGACAGAGTTACAGGAACAAATACATATGAATTAACAGCTAAAGACACTTCTGGTTCAACTGTCACGGCAAACTCTAGTGACAGCGGCAACGGTGGTTCAGGCGTGGATGGTGTATATCAAATAAATGTAGGTCTTGATGATTACGTATCTTCAACTGGTTGGGGTGTAGATACCTGGGGTGCTGGCGGTTTTGGATCTAGTACAGCACTTAGCGAAGTAAACCAATTAAGATTATGGTCACATGATGCTTTTGGAGAAGATTTAATAATTAATCCTAGAGCCGGAAGCATATTTTTGTGGGATGAAAGTGGAGGATTAACAAACCCAGCCGTAGATATTACCTCCCTATCTGGTGCAAATTTAGCACCAACCAAGGGATTACAGGTTTTAGTTAGTGATATTGATCGTCATGTTATTGTTTTAGGTGCAGACCCAATAGTGGGTAGTTCTAGATCTGGTTCTATAGATCCTTTATTAATAGCTTTTTCTGATCAAGAAAATATTGCTGAGTGGGAGCCAACTTCTACAAATACAGCAGGATCCTTAAGATTATCAGCGGGATCTCAAATAGTTGGTGGCTTGCGATCAAGACAAGAAATACTAATATGGACTGATACTGCTTTATATAGCATGCAGTTTGTAGGCGCACCTTTTACTTTTGGAGTAAATTTAATTAACGAAAACGTAGGATTAATATCACCAAATGGTGCTGTTAATGCTCCTGATGCTGTTTATTGGATGGCTAGAGATGGTTTCTATACTTATTCTGGATCTGTAAGCAGACTAACTTGTTCAGTATTAAATTATGTTCTTGATGATTTTAATCAAAGTCAAGCATATAAAGTAATAGCATTTACTAATAGAGAGTTTAACGAAGTGGGTTGGTTTTATCCTTCAGGTTCTTCTTCTGAAAATGATAGATATGTAACTTACAATTATCTAGAGGGTGCATGGAGTATAGGGGAGCTATCACGCACAGCTTGGTTAGATGATGGAATATTTGAAAAACCAAGAGCAGCAGGAAAAGACAACTCTCTTCATTACTTATACACACATGAAGATAGTGACGATGCAGATGGATTACCAATGGACAATGTATTCATAGAGTCAGGAGACATTGACATAGAGGATGGAGAAAATTTTGGCTTCGTAAAACGTATTATTCCTGATGTTAAATTTTTTGGTAGTAATTCTAGTGGTGGTCAAATAAGTTTAGTTCTTAAGACTAGAAACTTTCCGGGAGATTCTTTAACTATAAACTCTACTAATACAGTGAACGGAAGCACACAACAAAACCACGTTAGGGCTAGATCTAGGCAAATGGTATTTAGAGCTCAATCTGACGATAGTGCAGAAGCTGGTTTAAGAACAGGATTTAGATGGAGACTTGGAGCTAATAGATTTGATATAAGGCCTGATGGTAAAAGGTAATGGCAAAACTTTTAGAAAGTAGACTACCGATAGCTTTAAATACTGTTGATTCTACAACTTTTAACCGTTTAGTTAGAATATTAGAAATCAATCTAGGACAGTTTGATCCCAACTCTACACCACAGTTTAATGATTCTGAAATTAGCACTTTAGCTTTCAATCAGGGTGATATAATATGGAATACGTCTATCGGTGTATTGCAGGTGTATACAGGCAATCGATGGATACAGTTACATACTCCTGTAGATCCACAGGGTTTTGAACTGCAATCATCATTGGGTTCTGTTACGATTACCGTAGCAGGAAATACTACAATAGTAATATAATAAGATTGACAATGAAAAGTTTATCTGAAGGAAACAAAGGTATAAAAGCCCTAGCCAAAGTAAATCCAGCTCTTGTAGAAGATAGGTTCGGATATGATGTACCCGGTTATATGGCTGGTGGTATAGCTAGTATTAACCTTGGAGACATTGAAAGGTACTTAGCAAGGGATGAAGATTTTGATTATGTAAGAGATGTATTGGGCATATCGCCTGACGCTGACAATGTTGCTGTTGGTCAAATACCTGAATCAGATCGTGTAGCTATGGCTTATGGTGCACCACAAGTAGGGGATGGCAGAGGTTCTTTATATCAAGCTTTGAACTATAGAAACATAGCTCCAGGACAAGATATATCAATTGATGCAAGAGATGAAACTCCTGCTGCTTATAGATTCTATCCAAGTGAAGTATCAAAAATATATTCAGAAGCAAAAGGCGTGCCTTTTTCACCTTTAGTTGCACCTCCTAAAGAAGCTACTTATGTAGATACTTTAGGTTCAAGACGTATACAAAGTCAGCTATATGCAAAAGATGGTACTTTTGTTGACGCTGAAGAATACCCAGAAAGAGATGAATTAGTTACAGGTCCTGGAGGAGAGCAAGGGGATAAAATACCAGCTATGTTAAGCGATGGTGAGTTTGTATTTAACGCAGCAGCAGTTAGAGGAATGGGTATTATGTCTGGTGCAAACCCTGAAGATGAATACGAACAAAGATTGATGGGTGCTCGTAAGATGTATGAGTTTCAAAAACAAGCCGAAGAGATGGCTAAGATGTATAAATAATGGGAATATTTAGTAGTAAAACAAAACGAGGACCAGCAGCTGAAGTAATAACTACACCTCAAACTGGTTATAGTTTTGTATCTCCATATATGGAGGACTATTCTAGAAGACTATTAGCCTCTTACTTTGGATCTCCGGGAGAATACGAAGGTTTAATATCTCAGCCTAGAGATATACCTATAGAACAAACAGCAGGACTTACACCATTACAAATACAAGCTCGTCAAAAAGCAGCTGGATTAGGTGACTTTCAAGAAAGTTTAGATAAAGCTAGAGGATTGTTCGGTAAAGAAGAAGCAACTGTAGATCAAGCTATGGGCTTCATACCTGAAGCTAGAAGGATGATAGACACAGGTGCAGAAACTGTAGCTGGTGGCATAGGTGCTTTGCGTAGGGGTGAAGAAACTGCTTTAGGCTCTGCTAGAATGTTTGATCCAGCTTCTGCATCTAGGTTTATGGATCCTTACGAGGATCAAGTAGTTCAACAAACTTTAGAAGATATTAACAGACAAGCAGCAATGGAAGACATAGGCCTTAGAGATAGAGCAATATCTCAAGGTGCTTTTGGCGGATCTAGAGGTCGTATATCGCAAGAAGAATTAGCTAGACAAGTAGGCAGAGGAGCAGCAGAAGCAGTTAGTGGAATTAGAAGCAGAGGTTTTGGTCAATCATTAGGATCTGCGCAATCAGCATTTGAATCACAACAAGCTAGACAGGCTGGACTAGGTGCAATGCAAGCAGGATTAGGAGGACAACAGGCGGCTATAGGTGCACAACAAGCAGCATTGGGTGGTCAGTTAGCTGGTCTAGGTGCAGCACAAGCTGGTCTAGGACAACAGTATGGTCAGATTGGTCAGGGTATTGCTGGACTAGGACAACAAGGACAAAGCCAGTTAGGAGCACAAATAGGACTATTGAATCAATTAGGTCAACAAGGTCAGGCTACGCAACAAGCAGCACTATCAAGACAGTTTGCTGGAGCACAACAACTTGCTGGAGAGCCATTACAAAGATTGCTCACAGGCCAACAGTTACTAGCTGGATCACCGATGGGTGGTATATCTGGCGGAACTGGTGGAAGTGCTTATCAGCCTCAATCTTATCAAGAGCCAAGTAAATTCTCTAAAGCAGCAGGTGCTATAGGCACTATTGGAACAGTTGCTAAAATGTTTGGAATTAGTGACATGGATTTAAAAACTAACATTAAAAAGGTCGGTGAACTAGAGCCTGGTATTGGTTGGTACACGTGGGATTGGAATGACAAAGGTAAAGAGTTAGGTGCAGAAAGTGAGCCAGCTGAAGGCGTACTGGCTCAAGAAGTATTGGAAGTTAAACCAGATGCAGTGATAGTCAAAGATGGTTATTACGCTGTAGATTATTCTAAGGTGCTGTAATGAGTATTACATCAGGACTTGCCCCAATTAGAAACTACGCCAATGGCGGAGATATAAACACAAAAAGACAAAACATGTTAGCGAAGTTAGGCTTTCCTAGTGGAATGACTAACGAAGATTTAGATGCAGCGATAGCAGAAGAAGAAAGAATATCTAGTATTGCTAGTGGAGGTAATGCTCCAAAGACAGCAGATGATTTAAAACAAGATGTAAAAGATTATGTGTTTGATTACACAGATCCATTAGAGTATGCAACTCTTCCTTTTTTAGCTCCAAAATTTGCAATGAGGGGCAAAAAGATTTTTGATGCAGTTAGAGGTTCTGGAAGTAGTTTATCTCAAAACTTAAGAGGTATTGGAGCTTACATTGGAGCAGATGTTTTAGCTCGTGATGTCCTTGGATACGAAAATCCTTTTGGAGATGACGCACTAGATCAAGCTAATGAAGATCTTAAGAAAGTAAATGAGAAAGAAGAACAAAAAGTAGCTGATGCGGAAGACAAGGACGATTCAAGCGAAGAAGAAGAGGAAAAAGGCATAGGAGCATTAGAAGATCAGTTAGCTTTTTTTCAAGGCATGATGGATCCTGGAGAAATGACAGGAGGGAATATTATTGCTAGTAGTGGCATAGATACTCCAGAGATTAGAAGATACGCAAAAGGTGGTATAGCTGCTTTAGCTGAAGGTGGCGAAGTTGAGGATGATAAGGATGAAGGAGGCATAAAGCTTCTTGGAAAAGATGGAATTCTTTTTGATTATACAAATCCTACAGATTATGCTTTGTTAATACCGGGGCTTGGACTAATTGGATTAGGTGCTAGAGCCGTAACAAAAGCACCTGCAATTATTAAAACAGCTAATGCTGCATTTAAGTCTGCTGGTAAAGCTGCTAAAAAGAAAGGGTTTAATGTAAGAGATCCTAAGACTGGAAAAATATTAAGTGATGTAGATGCTGGTAAAGCAACTGTTATAGGCTCAACAACAACAGGAAAAGTTTTGAGAGGCAGTGCTGCTGTGGGCGTTGGAGGTAAATTGCTTCCAGAAGGGGAAGAAAAAGTAGAAACAAAAAAAGAAGAAGAAATTATTACAGAGCCTCTACCACCAGAAGATACAAGAACATTTTTTGAAAAATTAAAAGATGCCCCTGGAAATTTATTTAAAGAACTACAAGATGATCCTGAATTTAGAGCAAGATTTTTAGCAGGATCTATGAACATGATGAGGCCTGTAGAGGGTTTTGTTCCAGTAAGTGGTGTCACTCAATTTTATGATGCTTTTGAAGACAAAAGACAAGAACAATTAGCTAGTAAGTTGGCAGCAGCTAAAATTGCTGCAGCCAATAAAGGTGATTCTATCTTTGAAAATATTCTCGCAGGAACTGATGAAATCGGTAGCATTGCTGTGCTGCCTACGAATGTAAAACTTTCTTTATTTGCTGGTGCAGAAGATTTAGTTGCTACGCCTCAAGGTGCTCAAATCATGGGAGTAGAAGCTGGTTCGCCAGTTGATGACTCCATGATGATTACCTTAATTCAACAGTTACAATCAGCAGGATACTACGGAACTAATTTAGAAAATGCAATAAAAGCAACCATACAACCGGCTCCTGTACCTGAATAAAATATGGCTGAACAACAAAAACAGCCCTCCATATATGCTAGAGCTCAAAAAAATATTGGCAAAGAAGATGTAAGCACATTAGGTGAAATAGGTAGAGGGATTGGTGCTGGTTTAGTTGGAATACCGCAAGGGTTAGCTGAGTTAGGATCTACTGCTTATGACTTCATGGCAGATGATGATACCACACAAAACGTTACTGCTTTCTTTGAACAGTTTAAACCTGAAACACAAAGCGGAGTTGGAAGTTTTTTTAGATATGCAACTCAATTTGGCATACCAGGGTTAGGAGCAGTTGGTGTTCTTTCTAAAGCTGGAAAATTAAATACCGTTAATGTTATAGGAACATCCGCAGCTAGTGATTTTGCTTTTGCAACAAATGATGTTGAACCATTAATGGAAATTTTATTAGAACCAGGATCTAATGCTAATAAAAAAGAATTGTTAGATGGAGCTGAATTAGCCGCTGAAAATTTAGTAGATAGATTCAAAATAGGATTTGAAGCTGCAGCCATAGTTACAGGAGTTCCAGTAGCCATAAAGTATGGGGCGAGAGGAGTAGGAGCAGCAGCAGGAGCTGCATCAAAAGTGCCCGGAGTTAAAGAAGGAGCTGATGCTATAGCAGATTTCTCATTAAAATTTAAAGACACCTTAAAAAATAATGAAGGAACTTCAGGAAAAATGTTTAATTACATTGCTAGTAAAACAACTGCAAAAGGTGGTTACGCAAATCAACTTGCGTTTTTAGCTAAAGCACAAAAAGATATGTTTGTTGGAGCAAGAGTTTTAGGAGTAGAACAAAACTTTCAAAACTTAAATACGATTCTCAACGATTTAAACAAAGCTAAAGTATTAGAAGAAGGGGATAAATTATTTTTAGCAAAACAAATAAATGAATATATATCTCCAATGCAAAAAGGCACATATGAAATGCCAAAAAATATTAGTATTCCAAAAGAAAAATATTTTGAGTCTATTCAGAAAAATGCAAAAGAAGCTTTAATACAAAAAGAAAAAGAAATTATAAAAACTTTAGAAGCCTCTGGAAAAAAATCACTTGCTAATAGACTAAAACAAGATGGTTTATTTAAAAATGCAGATGAAACAAGAAAAGCAACAACTGCTCTGTCTAACGAATTATATGATTTAACAGACCCAGAAAGATTAATATCAAGAGGAATAAAAAATCCACAAGGCAAAGATTCAATTTTTGTTAACCAAGGGACAAGAGAGCGTGTTAAGCAATATGAGTCCGTGTATGGACATAGAATGTATAGAAGCATGCAAGAACCTGGATTCACCCCTGATCCCGTATTTAGAGAAGAAGCAGTTGAAGAAATAGCAAAGATTGGAAATATAGATCTTAGAACGGCATCTGACACATTTGATGAACTTGCTTCTGGAAACTGGTTTGGATCTTATACATTTGATAAACCTGTAGCCTTGGAGTCTTTTGAAACAGGAATATTGAAAGGAAGAAAATTAGATGATATGCCCGCTGTAAGAAAAGCTCTTGGAGAAATAGAAGGTTATACCACAAAAACAGCAGATGAAACATTAGCTAACACTGCTTTATCCTCTAGCTTAACAATTAATAGAATGGCTACTTTAGTTGGTAAAGCTAAATCATTTGAAAAAATATTATTAACAAATCAAGAAGCATCTCAATTAGGTATTAAACCTTTTCTAGAAAAGTTTGATGTTCCTAAATTAGACAGTCAAGGTAAACAAGTTATAGGAGAAGATGGCCTGCCTCAGATGATTGAGAATCCAAACCCTAGTTTAGTTAGAGATGGAGTTTTGTATGAAAAAATTACAGACAACAATATGGGTGCTTTAAGAGGTTATTTTGTTAAACCAGAAATGAAAAGAGCACTAGAGGGTTCTGTTAAAGCTCTTGCTGATGGATTGCCCGGATTTTTATCTCCAATGTATAAAGCTTTTCTTGGAGCAAAGGGTGCTTCAGCTTTAGCTAAAACAGTTTTTAGTCCCATTACTCAAGTTAGAAATGCAGCTGGCGGTTTCTTTTTTACAGCGGCTAATGGAAATCTTGGAAGGTCTGGCAATTTTGGTCAAGCATTTGCCGCTACGATGGGTCCTATTGGTGCTAAGTTTACACCGCAACAACAAAAAGAATTGTTACAAGAAACTTTAGATTTAGGTGTTATTAATAGCAGTGCATCATTTAAAGAAATTGAAAACCTATTAGATGACTCAAGCAAAGTTTGGAAAGACATTACTAAAAACATACCGGGTTCAGCTAAAGCTGGAAAAGTTATTGATGAAAAAATAAAAAATGGAATGATGGCAAAGTTGTATATTGCAGGGGATGATGTGTGGAAAATATACAATTGGAAAGTTGAATTAGATAAATTAACAAATGCTTTTACAAAACATCCAGATAAAGCCATACCGATAACATTTACTGATAATCTTTTATTTCTTAAAAGTCTTGGAGATGATGTGCTAGAGAACACTGGCACTCTCACAAGATTTGAAGGAGGTATATCAAAAAATAAATTAAACCAAGCTTTAAGAAGATTTGAAAATTCTCCAAACTATGAAAGAAGTCTTTTAGAGTTTATGGGCAAACCTAACTCTCCTCAAACAAAACTTGGTGCTGCTAATATTAAAAAAGTTATTAACAAAGAACCTGGGTTCACAATAGCTGATCTTGAAAACATGATATTAAAAAAAGAAGCAGCAAATGTTGTTGCTGATAATATTCCAAACTATTCTAGAGTTCCAGATTTTGTTAAAGGACTAAGACAATTACCAATTGGTAATTTTGTTTCATTTCCAGCAGAAATAGTTAGAACCTCTGGAAATATTTTAGGAAGGTCTATTAAAGAATTAGCTAGTGATAATCCTCTAATAAGAGAAGCTGGAATGCAAAGAATGGCCGGTGGTATGGTCACAGGTGGTGCTTTGGGACCAGCTATGGAGGCTGTTGGTAGAGCATTAACTGGAGTAGAAGAAGAACAAATAGACGCATATAGAAGGTCATTTGCTGCACCTTGGGATAGAGCTGCAACTTTAGTTCCTATCGCTTCAGATTCAAAAGGAAACCTTACTGAATTATATAATTTTAGTTACACAAACCCATATGATTATATGTCTAGACCTTTTAGAGCTTTGGCTCTTAGAGCAAACGAGGGCATAGCAAAGGGAGAAGATATAACACCAATGATTATGGGAACATTTTATGAATCTATGAGAGAAATGTTTGCACCTTTTGTTTCTCCTTCAATTATTACTCAAGCTCTTGCAGATGTTACAACAGGAACAACAGAAACAGGAAGAAAACTTTTTAATGAAGGTGATCCAATGGGGTTCAAAATGGGAACAACGTTTGCTCATTTATTAGAATCAATAAACCCCGGTATTAGTCCTATTAGTTTTTCTGCTGATCCAGGATCAAATGCACCTTTATACATTAAAGGAAGAATAAAGGACTTTCCCAAATCTGTTTTAATAAGCACTGGATTAACAGGAGAGGATACTGGTTTTACTAAATCAGGTGTGCCTTTAGACTCTGCTGAAGAATTAGTGCAAGCGTTCACGGGTTTTAAAAACATTAAACTTCAAACAGATAGATCTTTAAGATACCGAGGTTACGAAGCAGCACAAGATGCTAAAACATCTGCTAATTTATTTAATAGAGTGGCAAAAAGTAGAGATCCAAGGTCTGCACAACAAATTACAAATGCTTTCATCACATCTAATGAATCAAGATTTAAAGCCTTAAGAGATTTAGGTTTAGCAGTGGAAGATGCTAGAACATTAGGCCTTAGTGAAAGTTCTATATCTAGAGAACTTTCAAAGGCAAAAGTTCCAAATAGAGGTATGGTTATGAACAATATGTTTATGCCAGCTTTTCCTAGCTCTCAAGTTTTGGCAGAATCTCTTATTGCTGAAAAAAATAAAGTAGCACAAACAATACCTTTTTATTCATTAGCTAGTTCTTTTCAAGAACAAATTGCAAAACCTTTATTAGAAAAACCTAATGTTCAACAACCAAATAGAGTACAATCAAGAGCATCAGAAGTTCTGAGACAAGAAGAAATAAATAAAATCCTCACTGGATCACCTTAAGCTTGAAAATAGATTTACCGTTAGAGATAAACTACTCTAAGAAAAAGAAGTTTATCCTTAACCTTAACAACTACCGCAACGCTCATTACCGGGTGTTGTCTACAGCTAAGAAGCTTTACTCAGATGAACTCGTGCCTAGACTAAAAGGCTTTGATAGTTTTTCTGAGCCAGTTACCCTGACCTACACCTACTATGCTAGAAGCAACAGAAGACTAGATATAAGTAATCCTTGCTCCATCATAGATAAATTTGCGTGTGATGCTTTGGTTAAAGCTGAGATCCTGGAGGACGATAGCTTCAATCAAATCAAACAAGTGGTGTATATATTTGGTGGTGTGGATAAAGACAATCCAAGGTGCGAGCTGGAGATAACTAAAACGGAACTCCTGTCTCAACCCAAGGCTTAATTTTTACTATCGTTCCTTGCAAAGACTTCTTAATCCAATCAGCTTTCTCTAATACATCCATAGGAAACCCGGAGTTAACAACTTGTATTAGTTCTTTACTAGAATAAAAACTGTTTTCATCAGAGTGTTTATCTGCCGGAACGTTAAGAAATCTAAAGCCGTCTTTCTCATATAAAACCATATCTTCATCTTTCTCTATAAGCGTAGCTGGTATTAGTTCTGGAATGTAGTTGTGATTTATACAGCCAGTCAACTGTCTCTTCTCACTTATTATTCTGTTATCTTTGGAGCAAACCCAATTACCGCTTTCAATGTCAGGGTTAGAGAAGCGACACGATCTACAGTGCAACTTATCTGGCAAAGACTTACCTAGATATGCAGATTGTTGTCTTGGTGTCATGTAACTGCGTATCCTGTAGTCAGTTACCGGTATGTTATTTTCTGGTGGCGTATTAGCTAACAGTATGCTTTTGGCTTTCTCCATAAACATATTGAACTTTTGAAGATCAAAGTCTATAACTTCTGTGTATAGTGCTGAATTGTTCTTGTTGTAAACAATAACTATGCAATGACTTAGCTTGAACAAACCCATATACAAATGTATCTGAGCATCATATTCTTCTGACCAATCGCAATAGCTACCTAGCTTTTCTAGTTTATTAAAACGATTTTCATTAGCAGTCTTGAACTCTAGTAGATGAGGTTTGTCTGACTCTAGCCCCGGTAGATCTTTTGCTACACCGTCTATATGGCCTCTTACGTGTCCACCAAAGGCTTTAGTTTTGAACTGTTTACCATTCTTATCTACGTCATAGATCTTCGCACCAGGTATCTTTCTCAGCTTTTTAATTAGGTCTTCTTCTACCACATTACCTAGATCTAACAAACGCAGAACTCTAGGCTCCCAATCGTCTGGCATTAGCCAACGATAACGCATCCATACAAGGCGATTGTTTGAGTTACCTATCCCACTAATTCCTAGATAGAATCTTCTTTGTCTTTCTTCATCTAGTTCAACTTGATCTAATAAATCATTAACAATCGTCATAGCTTTATTCTTTCATTCTTTTTGTTTCTGATACCAATAACGTTTTCATACTGACCTTGCTTTTGCACAACTATTTCAGCTATAGAATCAAATGCTCCATTGTTTATCAACTCGGCTGCCATCCATGCTTGCTTTGGAGATCCCCATTCGTTAGTGATCTTCTTCCATTTACGCACAGCCATGTGGTGTGCAGTTGGATGTCCAAACATAAGGGGCATCTTCTTAGGAAAGAACTCATCATTAATTGTAAAAATTACCTGACAGTATTCACTGCCATTTTTAGACTTAGTTACTTGTGCGTATATATCTCTTACAGGTTTGAATACAGGCTTGGATTTAGCTTTCTCATCTGAAAGCACAGCTTGTTTCTCTGCCTTAGTTCTTTTAGCTACCTCTCTTTCTTTCTTAGTCCACAAAGATTTAGTTTGTTTCGACTCAAAGACTTGTCCACATTCAGCACATGCTTTAGCTGATGGTGAGTTGATTGTGTTGCAAGAAGCACATATCTTGGGACGGTATCTGTTTTCAGACTCGCCGGGCGAAACCTCATCCAAGCATCCATGTCTAGCAACGTTCTCGCCATAGTCTAGAAGCAAACAGTTTGTCTTGTCTTCGTGTATTCTCATGCCTCTACCGCACATCTGAACGTAAAGCCCTACGCTTTGTGTTGGTCTAAGTAACGCTATGCAATCTGTCCTAGGAGCATCCCAACCTTCTGTAAGCACACCGACATTACAAAGGGCATGTATCTTGCCAGACTCAAAATCAGCAAGTGTTTGACTGCGTTGTTTGTTAGGTGTCTCCCCGGTGATAACAGCAGAGCTAATACCATACTGCTTTAGATACTGTGTCATCTTTTCAGCATGTAGGACTGATACACAAAAGAATACTGTTGCTGTTCTGCCTTTGGTGTAAGCGTTATCAATCCAATCACTTACAACCTCTATTATGGTTTCATCTACGATAGCTACTTCTTCTAGTTCTTTTTCTCTGAAGTCTCCATTCTTAAACTTCAAGCTGACAGATCCAGCATCAATGATAGCCTTGTCATTCACAGCATAGGCAGAGAGCCTACATAAATAGCCCTCTCTGATCAATTCAGGTATAGATACACTGTAGGCTAGACCTCTGAAGAAATGATCCTTACGCTTGCCGTATATGTATCCTTGACCCATTCTGTATGGCGTTGCAGTACAACCCATAACTTTCATGTCTCCACGATCAGATAACTCAGTAATAATCTTTTGATACCTGGTGTGTGATGTAGGCGGTACATTGTGTGCCTCATCTATAATCATGTAGTCAAACTTGCCAACCTTGGCTAGTCTTTTGGGTGAAGCCAATGTATCTCTGCTGGCTATCAGTATCTGTGCATCATGCTCAAAACGTTTCATTCCAGCTGCTAACACTCCCACCGGGGCATCAGGCCATACAGACTTAAGTTTCTTTTCTGCTTGGTCTACTAGCTCTTTTCTGTGTGCAAGAACAACAAACCTAGCTCCAGGATCTTTAGCCAACACTTCTTTGATGAAATGAGAAAAGATAATTGTTTTACCGGCTGCCGTTGGCAGTGATATTAAAGCGTGTTCGTTGGCTGGTTTAGTTTCAAACCAATGGTGTAGGGAGTTGATTGCATCCCTTTGGTAGTATCTTAGTTGCATTAATGTATAGATCCATTCTGTACTTCATAGAAATCAAACATTCTTTCTACTATGTCAGGATCTATTTCACCGCTTTCTAACTTTGTAAGTAGTATCCCGGATATAGCACTCAAAGCATCCTGTGTGTTGAATGAATGTTTGAACACTAACTCAAGGGCAAACTGTAATAAAACCACGATCATGGTTTGTATATCTAGATCAAGTGATTCCCACTTCTCTATGTTCTGATTTAGATCCAACATAATTTGGTCTAAAGTTTCTTTGTCAAATTGATTTTCCATGTATTAAACTATAACTTATAAGGCGAGCAGTAGCTAAAGTATTACTCAGGTCATTGAGAGCATTAGCTACTACTCGGTATTTCATCACAAAGTCCCTCTCTCTCCGACCTGTATACAGAACTCTGCGATGAAATTCTTTTACTTGTCCCAATCAAACCCATCGTCATCATCGTCATCAGTAGATGCGACAGCTTCGACAGGTGTTTCCGGGACAGGCGTTAGTTTCTGAGGTGCTGGTGTAGATTCACCTTTGGGATTGAACTTAGCAATAACGTTCTTGTCATCCCATTTCGTACCATCACCTTTATCTCCACCTATCTCTACTTTAAGAGTTGCATCAAAAGGAACGTTCATCATGGATTCAAGAGCTTCAAGATTAAAGTTCTCAACATCAGGATCAAAGCCCATAGCTTTTCTCCAATTACGTATCTTGCCTTTGGAAACATTGAGGCCATTACCTTCTAGCATAAAGTTTTCCCAAACTTTTCTGCCAGCATATTGTGGACCGATAACTTCAAAAGTTATATTGATCATCTTATGATTATTAGCCTTACTTTTTTTAGATTCCCAAGTCTGTGCAACCATTTCATAGTCACCGGCTGGCATGGGACCAATAGAACTTGGATCAAGTTCTTCAACATCAGTTAAATTAATTTCAAAATCACTCATTTTTTTACTCCTGTTTTAGATTTTAAAGATTCTTTTAAAGCAGTCATGAAAGCACTCCACTCTAGTTCTAAAGGGGCACTCCCCAGATCAACTCTAGACTTAGCGTCAAACGAAGCTGCATACTTGTGAAACAACTTACGTTTGCCGTAAGACACACCTCTCGTTGTTTCTTTAAAGCCCTGTCCGCTTGTACGAGT